TCACCCCGAGGCCGAGGTTGCCTGCCTGGTTAAGACGCATGCGCTCCGAGGGGCCAGACGCGCCATCAGGCGTCGTACCAAACACCAGATCGGTCGGCATGTCGTTCGTGCCAGGCGCAGCGCTCACGATCGCGTTGATGTACGCGCCTTGCAGATACGACGCGCCGTCGTAGCCGCGGAACACGATGTTGCCTAGCACATCGCCGTTTTGAACGATCGCGCCGTTGCGGTTCTTGTCAAGCGCGTAGTACGAGGCATTTGCGTCGTTGGTCGTGTTGCGCTGAACGTCTTGCGGGTAGTAAGCCGTGGACGAAGACGTCATGAACGTCGACCCATCCCAGCTCATACCAGTGGCCGAGAACGTGGTGAAGGTTGAAGCTCCTGTCACAGTCAAGGTGCCAGCCACAGCCGTGTTGCCGCTGGATGCCGCCACCGTGAACTTGTCGGTGTTGATTGCGAAATTGCCAGAAGCGCTCAGCGTTCCGGTAATCCCAACACCCGTTGACTGATAGCGCATGATCTCCGAGCCAGTCACCACTAGGCGCATGTCACCAGCGCCAGCGCGATACCAGCCTGTGGTTGTCTCACTGCCCCAGGCCAAGCCCGGCACAGAAGACGTGCCATCAAACAGACGCAGCGCAGCCGTCATGCCGCCTTGGCCCGAGCGCGAGAGCGAGTCGGTCAGCGCGGATGCGATGTCGCTGAGCGTGCTGTTTGCCCAGGTCGCCTCGATGAGCGTTCCAGAGACGACCGGGTTGCCGCTGGGCAGCGTGTAGGTTCCAGATCCGTTGCGTGACATGTTTCTCTCCGATTACTGAATTTGCCCTTGAACCGCCAGCTGGGCCATGTACGGCTGCAGCATCTCTGCAATCGTCTTGGGGTCTGTGGTCGACATGATTTTCGCAGCGACGCCGGGCTCGGTCAGAGCGCGGGCCAGCAGCTGCTCGGTCTGGCTTTGCGTGAGCTTGAACGGCAAGCTCAGCAGGCCGGTGGTGATGCGCCCAATCATCGAGTCGGCGGCCGACTGCGGGATGCCCAGCGGGCCCAGGAACTGGCGAATGACGTTCTGCGCGCCCAGGTACTGAGCGGTCGGCGAGCCAGGCACACGGCCGAGCTCCTGCGCCGTGGCGTAGCGCGCCATGTCCTCACCGATCGCGTTGACCGCGCGGGCTTGGTCTGGGTCGAGCACGTTCTCCATCCTGGCGCCACGCATGCCGGTGGCCTTAGCGGCCGTGGCGTCAGCGTTGCGTAAGGCGTTGGCGTAGCTCGAGGCGTTCACACGCGCTAGCGAGCCGTCGCTCATGTCGGCCAACGCAGGGATGGCGCGATCGCGCAGGGTCTGCCCGATGTCCATCTGGTTGATCGGGCGCGACATGGCGCGGTAGGTGTCCATGGCCTCGCCGTAGCCGGGCGACGCCTGGCGCAAGAAGTCCAGCAGGTTCTGCTGCGTCTCGATCAGCGCCGAGGCCTCGTTGTTGTTGCCGGCGCGCTTGGCCGCACCAATCATGTCGTCCAGCGACTTCTTGACGTAGTGCAGGCCCTGCACGCTGTCGCCCGGGTTGTTGATGTCGATGCCCTTCTCACGCGCCAGCACCTTGGCTTTTTGCATGGCCGCCTGGATCGATGGCCGCTGCAGCAGCTCGGCCATCTGGCCCTCGAGCTGCGTGGTCATGTTCAGGCCACCGGCCTCTGCGCTGCGGTACAGCTGATTGGCAGCCGTCTCGCGCGCGGTGTCAAAGAACTCGCGCTTGCCGTCGTTGCCGGCCAACTCGTCCAGGATGCCCTTGTAGCCTGCCACCTGGCGGCCGCGGGCCTCAGCCAAGGCAGACGCCACGTCAGGCGATGCGGCCGCGGCAGCACGCTGCAGCTGGGCAATGCCGGGGTCGAGTGTGGCCTCGGCCAGGGTGCCAGGAGCCAGCTCGGGCATGCGGCCGGGCACCGTCACGTTGGACGGGATTAGGGCCGGGTCGCGCAGCTTGTTGGGGTCGGTCGCAAAGCGCTCCAGGGTGCGCTTGAGCACCCGGTTGCGCCCCTCCTCGGTGAGGGGCTCAAAAACAGCCTTGCCGCCCCTGTAAGCGGCCGACAGCACCCTGCCTGCAGCCTCACCCCCAGCGCCAGCCAGAACGCCCATCTGGGCGCCTTCGCTCATGTCCTCGGGGCTGGTGATCGCGCCCAGCACCGCACCAGATCCAGCCGCGCCGATGTACGGGGCGGCTGCGCGGGTGGTGGCCTGCACGGCACGGGGAAGAACGCGGGCGCCGGTCTTGACGCCCTCGGTGATGATCTGCAGGCCCTTAAGGCCAGGCACAAACGTCAGCGCGACGTCGGTGCCGTACTTGCCAACCTTGCCGGCCGTGGTGTTCATCAGCGGCTTGTCGAGCTCCTCATCGGCCTTGGCGGCCGCCTGGTCATAGTCGCCAATACCGATCATGTTTGCCAGGCGCTTGCCCGAACGAAAGATGTCGGTCATTGACTTGCCAGCTCCGGCCAGCACCTTTTCGGTGGTGCTCATGCCCTCGGTCGGGGCGACGCGCTGGGTGTCGTAGTCGATGCGGTTGTAGAACTGCGCCGGCGGGATGTCGGCGTAGAACTTCTTGCGCAGCGCGATCAGCAGCTGGTCGTCGTTCAGATCCCCGTACATGGGGAACTGCGAGCGGATGCTGGAGAGCTTGATCTTCTCCATCACTTCCTCCGCAGCCCCAGCGGGTCGCTGGGATCACCGCCGGGCGCGGCGCCGGGCTGACCGCCCTCGGGAAAGGCTTTGCCGGCGCGCATCTTGGCTGTGTCGATGATCTCCTTGAGGCGTTGCCTTTTGTCGGCAATCACTTGCGGGTCGGTTTCGCCGTACTGCGGGAAGTAGGACTTCGCCAAACCCTTGAGCTGCTCTTTGGTATAGGCCGCGCCGGTTGCCAAGGTCAGCGCAGCATCGAGCGCGTCCAGCTGCGCGTTCTCGACGCGTTGGCGGTTGGCGTCCGTCAGAATTGTTTGGGCTGTGTCGCCGATGCCCGGGATCTTGCCTGCCAACGTCGGCAACAGCTTGGGCGTGTCGACGGCCGGGTTTTGACCAGTCAACTGAGTGATTAAGCGCAGCGCGTTGTCCATGCGGAAGGCATAGCCAGCCGACTTGCGCATGTCTTCGGTCACCGTGCCACCCTCAGCCTTCACCTTTGGATCTCCAGGGCCGCCGGGGATGAATGTCAGCGCGGGCGCGCCGTCTTGGCCCGTCGTCCACTGATAGCCGGCGGGAGCACGGCCACCCGGGCCGACAGCAGCTCGGGCAGTCTGAGCGTTCATGCCCTGGATCTGCAGACCCATGGCACGCAGCTGATTGTTGATCTCGTTTTGAGCGAGGCGTGCAGCCGCCTCTTTCTCTTTCGTTTCGGCGCTCTGCGCCAGCGTCTCGTAGGCCTTGGCCTGCTGAAGCAGGAACTCGGCGCGTTTGTCGCGCTCGGCAAACGGGTCTTTGATGAACTGGCCATCAGAGGTCAGCACGCCGCTGCCCAGCTTCATCGGATCGCGGGCAGCTGCCGCTTTCTTCAGCAGCTGCTCTTGCACGGGGGCAAAGTTCTCCCCTGCAAACTGCGCTGCCAATGCCGTGAGCATAGAGCGGTCGCCCTGCTCGCCTCGCTGCTTGGCAAACGCCTGCAGCTGAGTCAGGTCAGGCTCGGAGTTGTAAAGCTGCTCGCCTTGGCCGTACAGGTCACTGGCGCGCTGGCGGTACTTTGCAATCGAGTTGGGTAAAGCCACAGCCTCGCCCGGCGACACGGTGCTAGACAGCATGCCGCCCTTGATGCGGCGCCGCGCTTGTTTCAGGACGATGCCGTCACCAGGCTCCTCGTCCTCGTTGGTGTAGAGGCTGTAGTCAACCATGGCTCAGGCCTCGTTGCCGTAGGTCGGCAGATTGCCGTAAGGGTCGATGGCCGTCGGCGTTGGGGCCATGCCCGGCTGCATGCGACGGCGCCGCATCTCCTCGAGCGCCTTGGCCTGACGCGAGTTCATGTCCTTGACTTGCGTGTCCACGCCCTGCTGACCCTTGGCCGCAAGGTAGCCCTGGCCGAGCTGACTCAGCGCCCCGGCCAGGCCGGGGCTCACGTAATGTTTGCCAACCATCTGGCCTTCCATTGGCGTCAGGGAGCCCTTCCGCAGAGCGTCAACCATTGCCTGTTTTTTCTTGAGCTCGGCTTCCTCTGGGCGCATCTGACCCATCTGGATCAGATACTCAAACATCAGATCGTCATTCATCACAGACCTCCGTAATTGACCATCAGGAAGCCGTTGGCGTGGCGCTTAACCAGGTCAGGGCGCACCGCCTCGACCTCTTGCGCAATCACACCGCGTTGCGGCATTCCCATCATTGTGTACTCGTAAATGCCCACGCCAATCGCGTGCGTGCCCACCCGCTTGATGTTGGACTTCAGGCGGCGATCGGAGAACATGAACGCGGCAGAGCCGAGCTGTGCGCCAGCGCTCAGCAGGTTGTTCATGCCAGCCTGCTGGGCGTTGTAGGCGCCGAGCTGCGCGTCGTAGGTGCGGCCCATGGCGTCCACCAGCTGCGGCGTCTCCGAGCGCTGAGCGGCGTTGAAGGTCGGCATTTGCGGCATTCCGACCTGCTGGCCGGTCAGCAGCGCGTTCATTTCGTTGAGCGACATGCCACGGCGCTGCATCTGCTCGGCGATCGCCTGCTGACGCAAACGGTTCTGGAAGTCTGCGGCCTGCTGGTTCATGCCGAACTGCTGCTGAGCTGCCTGGTTGTTGGCCTGCTGGCGTGCAATGTCGAGCGCGGAGGCCTGGCCCAGCGCTTGGTTGCCAAACTGGAAAGCCTGCAGACCTTGATTGAATGCTTGGCCGGTAGCCTGGTTCGCAAACTGTCCGCTGCCCACGTCCTCGTTGAAGGCCTGCTGACGCGCTCCCATCTGCATGCCGAACAGGCGCTGTGCCTCGTTGCCCGACTGGTCAAGCGCGTTGAAGCGCTCCTGAGCCTGCTGCTGGCCCAGCTGAGTCATGGCACGGTTGTAGGCCTCAGAGCCAGGGCGCAGGCCTTGGTTCGCCAGCTTCGTCTCGAGCGAGCGCGTCTGGTAGTCGTGCACAGGCTGCATGCGCTCAAACAGCTGACCGGCCACCTGATTGCGGAAGCCCGAGTCGATCTGCGGCAGTGCCGGGTTGTCGTTGGTCGCCAGGCCGCGCTGGATCTGATTGCCCATCGGGTTCATGCTGGTGCGCAGGCCTTGCGAATAATCACCAACACTAGCCTCGAGCGAGGGTGCGCGGCCAAGAGACGCGGTCTGCGGCAGGCTGTTCCAATCAAAGGGTTTCGAGAACTCGTTCTGCACGCGGCCCATGAAACCCTGCGCAAGGTCGCTCTTGCCAGACTGAATCGCTAGCTGGTCGTTGAGCGCGTCCTGCAGTTGCGGGTTGAGCGTGGTGTTCTGCGTCCACTGCGTGATCGGTTTGCCGGTGGCAGGATCGGTCGCAGCTTGCGCCGACCAAGACGTCGAGCCCCACGGCGTGTTCTGCGTGGGCCGGTTGGCCCAGTTCTGAACGTCCGTGAGCTCACGCGAGGCGGCAGCCTGCTCTCTAGCTGCGCCGGTGTAGTCAGGTGGTGGAGGTGCTGATCCTTTGCCGCCCATGTTCTTTCTCCTTGAGCCAACGACACTCGTCGGCCGTCATTTCAAACATCACGCAGTCGACCGTTTCAGCGATCTTGCGGAAACCCAATTTCTCATTCATCCGCAGGGCCTCGTCGTTGCCCTTTGGCGTCAGGCCGTACACAGCCTCCATGCCACATTTTACGAATGGGTACTCGAACGCCTCGCGAATCAGCGTCCTGTTCATGCTGTGCGGGCTGTCGAACGCAACGTGCATCCAGCAGGTACTGAACGTCCAGGCGTTGTATCCCACCGCAGCGGCGATCGTGCCGTCGTTGCGCATCAAAGCCACCATGCGCAGGTCAGAGCTCCATGGCAGCCGCGTCTTGCGGTTCATCCACTCCCAGACCACTGGGTACTCGCCGGGGTGATCGGTGACCAGCTTCATCACATAATCCCCCCGAGCTCGCTCATCACGTGCATGGACGTCAGCACCGTGCCAGCCAGGCCGCGCACTTTCATGCGCACCGAACCGTAGTACCCCAGGCCGAACACGCCGACCCAAGCCTGGTAGGTGTTGATGCCTCCTGCAAAGAAGGCCTCGCTCCAGTTGCTGTCGTCCCAGACGCCCTCGCCGTAGTCGGTGTAGTTCGGTGAGCCCGACACGTTGCTGACCGAATACTGGGTATTCAGCTGCAGCAGCACGCTGGGCGCCGTGGGCGCCATAAAGATCGGCCGCACCATCTGGAACTTCTTGAGCTGCGCAGGGGTGCCAAACGAGTTGAACGCGCCCTGCACATCGCCCTCGATGGCCGAGCCGTTCAGGCCGGCAATGTCAGCACCGTCGTAATTGCCGTACAGGGCCTTGCACACGCGGCCCTGGTTGTCGCTGAAGTACAGCTGACCGCCGAGCAGCGCCGTGCTGACCATGTTCATGTTGGAGAACGTCGCCCAGGCGCCGGTGATCGTGTTCATCACGTACTGCTGGTAAACGCCGGCCGTGTTCATGGGCACTTGAATCAGCAGGATGCTTTCCTTGGGCACCAGGATGACGTTCCAGGACTCCTGATCCTGCAGCTGGGCGATCAGCGGCCCGAGCACCGGCTGCACCTTGGACGCGGGCATCGTGTTGGCCGCGGCCTCGTTGTACTGACCGGAGATCAGCTTCGACAGCGG